AGCACAACGATATTTGCTGAATTTTTGTTGAACGTCAGCCCAGTCGTTGTCGCAAGGGTAAAGACGGTCGCAGCTCCACCAGCAGCGCCGCCACTCGTAAGCGTCCCGCCCAAACTCACAGTTCTTGTGTTGGCATTATTGCTTTGAAACGAATTGGCATTAATAGCGGCTAAATTTGTGAACGCATCAAACACGCCAGACGTAATAGTAAGAGCTGCGTTAACGCCAAAATTAACATTCAGCACATCCATCAACCGCACGACACCAGCTACGCCGCTTCCAGTATTATTTACTGTGAAGCCATATAGCTTTTGCCCAGCGCAGGTGACGTTTGCAACGCCAGATGTAGTCGTGTTTGCAAATGTAACCACAGAAGATGTGCTGAGCGGAGTATAAGTCATCAACGGCGATAGGCGGAATGCTCCCGCGCCGGTCCCGGTAATCGTTAAATTAAATGCATTGTGCAGAAATGATCCAGTAAAAGCGCCGTTTGTTCCGTCGTTGAAATCTATTCCTTGTATAGTAGCTGCCGCGGCAAGGGTACAGGTTCCAGAGAAATTGCTGGTGAACACAGCATTATCGCTAGCTCCCGGCGCTACGCCAGCGCTGGACCCAGTAGGCGTCGTCGACCAAGAAGTAGTCGACGCAAAATTGTTGGCGCCGGCGCTTATCCAATAATAAGTCGTCATTGGCTTAGTTCACCGAGATCGTCAGCGTTCCCGCAGAGAACCGGGCGGTGTCGCCGGAATTCACCGCCTTGACCGTCGTCACCCCAGCGCCGCCGCGGAAGTTGCCGCCCGTCGGCGCGTCCCAATAGCCAAACCAGCCGATCGTCCCCCACGCCGCCGTTGCTTGCGTGAAAGTGAGCGTGCCGCTGTTCGAGGCGACCGTTGGATTACTGCCGGTGTTGGTCCATCCAGTAATGGGGCCCAACCGCCCGTAACCGCCGCTAAACGGCACTTCACCGCCTCCACCAGGCGGATCGCCCAACGATGGGTCCGAAGTATGGAGCGACACATAAATGCCGGTAGTTAGCGCCGTGATTACCAGCGCCTCGCCTTTGCTTGACAGGCCACTCATCCGAAACTCCTGATTTTTGAGCGTTTGAGCCGCGAGCCGCTCGCCTTGGCTCGCAAGTGGACGTTATTCAGCTTGGCGATGATGTCGTCGCAGAGGGATTTCATGTTCGCTGCGTTCTGCTCCTCGCCCACGGCGTGGAGGTCGGCGAACATCAGCGCGCCATAGAGGTAGAGCGACGGATATTTTGTGTAGATAAAGCTCGAGACGGTGTCGGACAGCACCGGAACTTCGCCGTAATAGGAAATCTTGTAGCCGTTGCCGTTGATCGCGTCGGGCGCGCCGCCGAAGATCACTTCCCGGCCTTCGATGGTGTAATAGCCGTAAGCCAGGCGATCGACGGTGTTGAAGAACTCGTCGCGCGCCTTGTAGCGGATCGGCAACCAGCCGCTCGCCGCGTTGCTGTTGGCGATCGAGACGAAATCCATCTCGAGCCAGTCCTCGGGGAGCATCGCGCAACGCCCGAGGAGATTGTTCTGATCGGTCTGAATCATCCTGTCGACGCGGAGCTCGGCATTAAATTTCTGTTCGGCCTGGCGAATGAAGCCGGTCACAAGCGCATCGCTCCAATCCTCGCGATTGGCGTAGTCGGCGATCTGCGCTTTGAGGTCGGCGAAGTCGGTCAATATCGCCACCTGAAGATCGGCAGGCCAACCTCAGCGACGCCAAGGGCCTGCATCAGGACGCCGATTAAAAAGAGGACCAGGATGACGGCCAGGATCGCCTGGATCACCCGCGGGGCCGGGTCTGGGAGGGGAAACAGCCCCAGCAAATAGGTGACGAGCCACCACACCAGTCCAAAGACGATGATGTAGACAACGAGGGTGAGAAGCGCGCCGATCATTTTGCGTCTCCCTTGCAACCTTCGACGACGTATCTGGTCAGTATCGCCCGCTCGTCCCGTTGCGCGTTGGCGACGTACAAAAGCGCGAAGATCATCCCGACGTTGAGCACCACGACCACCAGCAAAAGCGGCGAACCTTTCAGCGCGCTGATCGTCTCGACGCCGAGCTGGGTCACAGCCGCCCTTTCCAGATCCGCCAAGGCTCAGCTTCCGGACCGTTCAGCCACTTTTTGAAGGCGTCGTGATCGTCATAGATGCCGCGCTTGATCAGATCCTCGACCACGATCATCGGCAGTCTGGCGGCGAGCTTGTTCACGCCGTGGGGCATGATTTCGCGGTCCCGCGCGATCGCGTCGAGAACCGGCTCGACGTCTTGGCTCGTATGCACGGCCACGTCGGCCGGACGCTCGTCATCAAAGACGAGCGCCCGCCGGACGCCGTAGCGGTCCTGATAAAGGAACCGCTGCTCGCTCACTGCTTGATGCCGTTGAACAGCACATGCGCGGCTGCATTTCGCATCTCGAGGCCCCACTCGACCACGAGCATGCGGGTCTCAGCGTCGCCGGTGCGCGCCATCAGGTATTGACGGAAGGCGCGGAAGAACGCGACCGCGGCATAGTCGGGATCAATCAGGAGGCCGACGTCGGCCGCGAGCCAGCGCGACGGCGCGACCTTGACCCGGCCGAAGTCGGTGGCGATGACGTCGATCGTCGACACGACTTCGGTCTTGCCGACCAGGACTTGGGTGGTCGAACGGCCGGTGAAGGTCGAAATCGTCCGCTTCGGGCCGGGGGGCACAACCCACAAGGTCGGCGACGCGCCGTTGATGTAGGCGTTCTGCATCGCCTGGCCGAGCATCGCCTCGCTGACCTGGATTTGATTTCCGCCGGCGACCGCGGCGAAAGCGTCGGTCGCGAACTGGGGCAGGCCAGTGGCGGTGTAGCCGGCGACGGCGCCGCCCGCGCCGGCGGCCTGGCCGGTGCGGGGCGTGGCGACGCGCCCAACCCAATGCGCGAAGCATTCGGTGGTGCGGGCGACAGTGTCGCTGCCGTCGGCGGCCGCGCGGGCCTGGCGCGAGCACATGATCGCTTCCATGTCGCTCTTGAGCGCCTTGGAGCTCAGCGCCATCTGGTGCGCCATTTCCGAGCCTTTGCCGGCGGCGTCGCTCTCTTCCTGGGTGCCCGACACGGTGGCGTCGCGCTCGGAAATCTGGGTGATATTGTTCTGCCGGATGGTCGGCGTCGCCGGCGAGTTGGAAAGCGAAAAGCCTTCGAGCTGGGCGTTCGCCAGGTTCAGCGCCGGCAGATTTTCAATCTGCCAATCGAAGATCCGGTTTTTGACGGTGCGCCGGCGGATCGCCGACATGACCGGCGTGTCGAAGGGATCAATGTTGTAGATGGCGTTCGAGAGATCTTCCCTATTGGAAGTCGTTCCATAGGTGGTGAATGCGTTGGTGACTTTGGGCATGAGCGTCCTCGTAAGGGTTCATCGGATGAGCCTTTGAAAAAGGGCGCTCGCATCGTCGAGCTTGCCCGATTTCGCCAATTTCGATTGGAGGTCATCAATGCCCTTGCGGGTCGCTGAGCCGATTGGTCTTGCGCTTCCCGGAGCTAATGTGCGTCCCTTATCGGGCAGGACTGGTCTGGGTTTAGCAGCCAGAGCCCGACGATACAGGCTGGCGTCATGCAAGACGGCCAGCATTCGCGGATCATAGATGGTCGATAACTCCTGTTCGTTGAAACCATACTCTAGTCCGATTTTCCGCATCGCTCCAAGCTCGTTGTTGAGCTGGACGTTGTCGGCGAACTTGCGATCGCGTTTGAACTGTTCAAAGCCGTTGCGCGCATACTCGGCGACCTTCTGCGCGTTCTCTTGCTGGGCCTCCTGCATCAGCTGCATGCGCTGCTGACGAAGGCTGTTGAGCTTCTGTTGCGCCGCCTCGTAGTTTTTCTGCGTTTGCCGCGCCTGGGTCGGGTTCTGGTTGTAGAACTCATCCCAATTCGGCTCAGGCGGCAGGAGCGCGGCGTATTCCTCCTCATGGGCGGTGATCCGTTGGATCAGCGCGTCGCGCGCCTGGACGGTGCGGTGATATTCCTGGCCGATGACGTTGGCCGCTTGGCCCAATTCGGCGACCCGTTTCTCATAGGTCGCGCCATCGACATAGCCTTTGAGCGCCTCCTCGAGCGTGACCTCGGCCGGCTGGCCGTCGACTTGAACCTCGAGCTTCTCGACGGGCTTGCCGTCGATCGTTATCTGCCAGCGCGGCTCGTCCCCTTCGCCTTCTTTCCCTTGCTCATCGAGCTTGCCTTCCGGCTCTTGCCCATCGGGGCGCTGCTCACGTTCGCCGTCGCCGGCGGCGCGGCGGGCCCGCGCGGCGTCGTCCGGTAGCAGCTCCCGCTGCTCATCCCCTTCCTCAGCCCGACCATCAGCTACTCTCCTTTCCATGGCGGCGAGACGCGCATCTTCGCCGCCGTCTCGCGTGTCGCCGGTTTTTTCGTCGCCCTCGACCGGCCGAGGTTCGAACATGGACTCAGGTTTCGGCGGCCCGGTGAACCGGCCGGTATCGTCGCGTGACCGGTCTGCGGCCGGGGCGATTTCGTTGCGGAAGGCGTCCGCGGCCTGGTCAAGTCCCTCAGCCATGACGCTGCTGCTGTCGGTTCGCCATCTTCCAGTCGTTCATGATCACGGTGAGCTCGGCCGGGATCGCCTCGAGCGCTTTGATCATGGCGCGATACTCGACCACTTTCTCGATGCCATCGGCGATCAGGAGCTGATCGAACCAGCGCTTGCGCAACGACAGGATCGCCGCGTCGAAAGCCTTGTTGTCGAGGAGCTCCCTCGCGCCATCGTTGAGCTCCCGCTTTCTCTGCAGCTCGTCGGTCATTGCGATCCGCCGTCGCTCTTGGCCGCCGCCGTCGCCGCGGCGGTCCGAGCCTGCAATTCAGCCGCTTCGCGTTGCTGATCGATCTTGGCCTGGCCGAGGGCGGCGTCGACCTGGAGCTGGCGTTCTTGCCCCGCCGCCTCGAGGTGGGCCTTGTGCAGGTCGACGCCGACTTTGGCCGCTTCGATCGGGTCGATCGTCTGCCCGTCATGGCCGGCGGTCGCCATCACCTTGGCGCGCTCGATTTCGAGCTTCGCCATGTCATAGGCCGTCTTTTGCCTGAGCTGTTCGTGGCGGAAAGCGTCGTCGTCCTGCTGCTTTTGCGTGTCGAGCTGTTGCTTGCCGAGCGCCGCCGCGGTTTCGCTCTTGACCTTCTCGTATTGCGCCTTGGCGGCGACCGCCATCGGGTCGGGCTCTTTCGGCGTCTGCGCGATCTGCTGCAGGACTTGCGGCGACGGCGTCTTGAAGTAGCGGCCGACATTTTTGATGTTGGCGATGTCGAGCATGTCGGAAATGGTGTTGAGAAATTCCTGGATCCCGCAGACCGGATTGCTGATCCCAAACTGCTGCATGATCAGCTGCTGATCGGCTTTGATCTGCTGCAGGGTCATCATGCGGACGGTGTCGGACCCCTTGCCGAGGGTCGAATTGACCTCGACCCCCATCGACGCGTCGAACGTGCCGGTATCGATGTCGGCCCACTGCCCGTTGATCCGCAGCGTCCGGCGCTGGTTGGGCGCTTCCGCAATTTCATTGTAGAGGCCGGTAAAAAGATCCTTGAACCCGGTTTCGGCGAGAACGCGCGCGACCAGTTCGGTTCGCTCCTGAGCGCCGTTGATGATCGCCTCGACGCCGATATGGGTTGAGCTCTGCAGCGCCTTGGGATCGAGCCCTTTGGCGGCGTCGCTCAAGCCGGTGCGCCGCTGCAGGACGTCGTTGAGGAGCTCGATCACCGGCATGGCCGCCTGGCCGGCGAATGGCGTGGTGGCGAACATGACGGCGGCGCTCGGGTTGCCGCGGGTGCGGATCACGGCGCCGAGCTCATCGTTGAGCGCGTCGTCGACGTTGGTCACCAGTTCGTTGATCACCGTCTTTGGATTGATGCTTTCGGCGAGGCTATCGAGCACGCCGCGCATCATGTTGGTTTTGATCCGCTGGATGTCCTTGGTGTAGTCGGCGATCGAGTCGCCGACGATGGTGTGCGAGATCGGGTCGACGGAAAAAACCGCGAATTTGACCCGGTTCGCCTGCTCATCGTGGACGATGTCGTAGGTTTCGCCCATGGTGCAGATGTAGCGGAGCTCGGCGACGCCATCGGCGTCCTTGTCGGCTTTGATGTACCACTCGCCATAGAGGACGCCGTCGCCGACGCGGGTCGAGTTGTAGCGGCCAGGATTGCGGAGCTGGCTCTCCATGGTGAAATTCTGAATGTCCTGGCTCTGCAGATAATTGGCGCATTGCTCGCGGTCGTAGCCCATGCCGACCAGTTCATCGATCGGGACCACGCGCTCGTGGCCGACCACGCGCGAGGTCGAGAACGAACGGGCGTAGCGGTCGAGCCGCATCTCCTCGGGGGGGACGCCGGCGACTTTGATTAAGGGCTTGTCGACCTGATATTCGAAGGTGACTTCGGCGTAGGTCCCGAGCTCGGGATCTTGCTCGCCGAGGTTCAGAACCTTGGCGGTCGTGTCCTGCTGCAACAGCATTTGGATCTGCTGCTCGCTGAGGTTGATGAATGTCTTTTGCTTGGTTTCCTTGTGGTCGTCCGTCCACCATTTGACGAAGCCGGTCTTGACCGTCATCGCATCCTTGAACGCGCCATAGAGGATCAGGAAGCCAGGGTTGTCCTGCCAAAAGACGTAATTGATATATTTGGTCTGCTGCTGGGCGGCGTCGACGTCGGCCTGGGTGCGCGGGACCAGCGCGACCACGTTTTCGGAAGCGTCGAACAGGCGGACCAAGCTCGGGAGCATCAGCATCACGGCGTCGCGAACGTCGGTCGAGACGAACGTCGACTTGTTGATG